CAATACTTACTTGACGACTGTCTGGATCAGCACTGGCCGCGCTACTAACAGGAATACCCATAACAGGTACGCTGTCACGTGCGTGAATGGCCAAGTTGTTTAACACTGAACCTGCTTGGTAAGCACCGTTCATGTTGTATTCGGCATACTGTTCAAACTCTTCCAAGTTGATATCAGGATACAAATCGCAAGCCTCTTGAATTGTCATAGGATCGTAGTAACCGCAGAAAGGTTGATCTTTCATTTCAGGTACAGTAGGATCACAAATCCAATAGTGCTGTGCAATAGGATGGAATTTAATGTTGATGTTGTAGCCAGTTAACTTGTACTTGGCTTTGTAAATTGTGTTACGCTTGATGGCTTCGTTTAGAATGTCCATCTGGTCGCCTGTGTATTGCGCCATTAATGCGTTTTGGTCTTCGCCTTCATTGTCTTCAGGCAATTCTTTAAAACTATCTAGCGTTTTGCTAATTTGCTCCATGGCAAAATCTTTTTGGTTATCGCCTAGAAGTGTTTTTACTTCTTCCATTACTTTAACCATATCAACGCTTACTCTACGCTTACCTTGACGTAAACTTGTAAGGCCGCTTTCAGCCGCTTGAAGTTCAAATGCTTTTAATTGGTCTAGGGTACCTTCAGTTTCAACATAACGTGTGATTTGTTCGCGCACTGGCTTAATCATCATCATACCGTTTTTGTGCATTGCGGCATCCATGATCCAGCGTTCTAGAACAAAGTGCGGGTCATTCATATTGTTAACAACTTTGCTAACCATATCTGTGGCTTGACGTGCCGCTACTTCGTCATCGCTACCATCTGCAACGAATTCAAAGTTTACTTCACCGTTGGGCATCAAACCTTTTGCGATAACAGCAGTTGCATAATCAACGCAGGGCTTTACGCTAGGGTGAATGTAATCAATACCGTTAACTGGCGCAGTACTGTCTGTAACAGCAAGGCATAGATAGTGATAATCGCTGGCACGGTTTACAGCGTTTTTTGTTCCTAGGTAGCGCAAATAAGAGGCCATCTTAACGTCCATTTGATTTTTCATACGGACGAATCTAGCATTAGTTTTATTGTTCTGGTTGATATCGCTTACCGGTATCTGTTTAATGTCTAACATGAAGGAGTTCCTTGACTAATGCTTTATTTAGCGTCTTTTTGATCGCCGTTCTTGGGCTCTTGTTTAGGCTCTTCTTGCTTGTCTTTTTTGCGAAAAATAGCGTCAAAGTTATTATTGAATTGTTCTTTAGGCACGCCAAATGGACGTGGACTTGATCCTTTTCCCATTAAAATTCTCCTGGCATAATAAGTTTGGGACGAGTCAGTTCGTCCTGTAAATCACACGCATGGCACTTATGTCCTTCTGTGATATCTTCCTCATCCATCTCATATATTGTATGAGGTGTTTCTGCTGTCAAGGCCGCTAGTTCAAAAGCCTTGGCGTGCTTTTCGCACAATATCATTGTGTTGCCTTCAATGGCACAAATGAATAATGATTCTTTTTCAGTTGTTTGGGTCATATGCTTGTTTCCATGCTGGTTTATTACTATAATCTCTTGATATATAACGATCCCTTTGCGCTCTCATGCGTTCAGCAGGCGTGCGATTATCCCATGGCTCGCATATCCCTTGGAGACATGCCAGTAAAGCATAACGAGCACTATCAATAGCGTCATCAGGATCACTAAATCTTCCTTTTTCATCTACGAAATAATTCTGCGCTTCATTTAAGAATGTTGTACAATTTTCATTAACCATTAAACTGCCAACTTCTAGCATTTGACGCATTTGGTTGATGCCATAACTCTTATGGTTTGTTTGACGGCCTTGCGAATCTGGTGGATTCATAATTGCCTTGTCATATACATTTAGTTCATACGATTCAAACAATTCGCGTATGCTGGTACTGCTCATGGTGTATCGCCCAGGAGTGCTAGCATCAGCAGGTAAAACAATGGGAGTCCCAAATACTTCAGGGCGCAGTAAATGATTAATATACTGAGTAGGCACAGCCTCTTCCACGCCTTGTACAACAATTTGCTTGTGCAGGAACGCAGTTCTTTCAAACGGGTCCCAATACATAAGGCTGATAACAGTTTTGTCATTTACTAATCCCAAGTCCAATGCTATAACACGTTGAATATTTGGCATCTCGGCAAAATTGTATTCGCCTGTTTTGTATGTTGGCCAATTGCCTAACTGGAACACAGCGCCTTTACCCATAACAGGTTTACCAGCAATACGTGCTTCACGTTCATGCGGCAAATAATCGCGTTCCAATTGACGACGTGTCTCCATGAGCAAGAAAGGTTCTCCCCATGGACTATACTCTGGTACATCATCCCAACTTACACGAATGAATTCGTAGCCAGGTTCTTTGTTCCAGAACTTACTTACAAGTCCGTTCAAACCTTTTAATGGCGTAAACGAACAAAGTACTTTACCTTGTGTAGTAGCAGTACGTGTAACAACTTCACTGAAGAAGTCATCTGGTGGTTGTTCATCAAACACAGCAAGGTTCAATTTGAAACCCTGCAACTGACGAACTTCCTGTGTGTAGTTGGCAAACAACAAATAACTTTTGCCGCCGCTGACATGTTTGATTTCTACACCAATACAGTTTGCGCCATCATTACGCATTGTGTCTACAACAATACATTCACGTGGGACAGCGCCAGTGCCAAGTTGCTCTGTTATTTTAACGTCTTGTGTGCCCAGCAATTCTGCTTGCAATACAAGTGCAACCTGACTCCAACCTTCACCAGCAACCATGCAAGTGATAGGCGTGTCAAAACGATAGCCATCCCACCAGTCAGGATATAGTCCTGTCAAGTGCATGGCTGTTTCGTAGCAAGTAGATACAGTTTTACCAACACGGTTAGCGGCAAGGATACCGCGGCGGTCTGCATCGCCTGTTCTAAAGAATTGTCTTTGATGTTCAAATGGTCTAAAGTACTTTAAACTGTTGAACTGCATGTCCTCGGCCACGCTAATGGCCAAGTCTTGCAATTGATTCTTTAAAGGGCCAGGGATAGTTGTTAAACTGTCAATAGTTAAGTCGTGCTCGTCTACGACATAGCGTAGGGCACGAGCCATTAAAACGTCTGTGCCTAACATATGACCTCAATTTAATTTGCCAGGTTGTGTGCCTAGTTTATAATCTATGAAGTCACGTAAAGTTTCTAAACTATAACGATCAAGCAACATGTGAAACTCAACATCTTCTTGGTCATCTTCCGTAAAGCGAAAACCAAAGTGACACATTTCTGCATCAAGCCATTTGCCGCCTACATCTACACTGCTAGTTTCATCACTGGTAACGTTTTGCATGGGCATAATATCACGTAGTCGCATTGGTGTCCTCCGTTTGAAATGGAAACGCCTTATTGATTTCAACTAAGAAATGCAATGCTTCGCTTAGGTCGCGTATTTCACTGGCAGTAGCAGTCCATGTTTCAGGATCTCCTAGGTCCTCGGGCTTTTTCAACAATACGTTGTGCAAACGTTCAGCAGTTAAACGCAAGATATGTTCTATCTGGCCAGGGAAGCGGCTTTTAAATGCTTCCCTGTGTGCGTGATTAACCTTTTGCATGATTAAAGTATCTCTAACCATGCGCTCTTGTTGTGCTTGTTGGATCATGCCATTACGCACATCAGGTTTTGTCATTTGTCTAGATCCCATGGGTTATGTTTAACGTCATCGTTTAGACTAATGAATTCTCTGTCAACCCAAACTTCCCAATGGTTAGATTTGTTAACACGTAATGCCTGCATCATGGCACGTAAACGTTTACCTTGCGGAGTCATTGTGCCGTCTTCACGTACAACAACTTGTTCGCCTGTACGTGGGTCAACCCATTTAATAACTTCAGGACGAGTACGACCATACTTGTCAATCTTTTCACCTACTGGCTTTTGCTCCAATGGGCCTAGGATGTCATAACTGATCATACCATTCTTATACTTGCGGAACAACAAGTGAACTTTTTTGTCTTGTGCTCTTGCTTCTGCATCTGGGTGAGGACAAGTTACAGTTAAGAATACGTTTTGAACTTGATCTCTATCAGGCAACGTTGGATCGCGATCCGGTACTGCTTTCAATGGTTCAATTGGCACCATCTCTGCTTTTTCAATGTAGGGGTTGCTTTCGCCTACAAACTTAGGATCAATGTCAACGCCGTTAAGCGCATCCATGGCCACTTGATATTTTAATTTGTTAGCACGACCTTTAAGGTTTAGAACAATGCCTGTTTCGTCAAAGACAAAACGCTCAAGTTCTTTAGCCGTAGGAAAGTCAGTCATAAGACCTTCTAAGTCATATTCTGCATTACTTGTGCTTTGTGGTGCTTTAGGTGCCGCAACAGTTTTTTCTACTGTTGGAGTTGGTGCTTGGGGAGCATCGTCCCATACGTTTGCTTCGCTGGAAGCAGGTGATTGCTTTTTCATTTCTATTTCCTATCTATAATATGCAAAGGGAGATATTGTATCTCCCTAGTATTTAGTACGCTAAATTAACGAAGGCCAAAGCCCTGAATCAATGGACCAGTGGCGCCTTGACTAATGAACTGACGTCCTACATGTCCGCCTGTTAATGGCGCACGATAGTTTGCAGGTGCTGGTCTTAATCCGCCTTGAAAGTTTGGATTAGTGTCCATTGTTTGTGGCTTTGGACCAGGAGGGTTATATGCAGGGCCAGGACGTCCTGTTGGAGGAGCAGTCATCATTGGACTTGCAGGACCAAATCCGCCACTCTTACCGCCCATACCACCCGCGGCCATTGGACTAGGTGCAGGTTGCTGTGGAGGTTGACCCATTGTACGTTGCTGAAAATCTGCAAACAAATCATCAGGCGTAGGTGCTTGTCCTAGTTGTGCTTGCATGATTTGTGGCATCATACCGCCTGCACTGCCTTGTGG